CGCGATCGCGTTGCAATCGATGCGGAACTGTTGGGTGCGATATGAGCGACGGCGTCGAAGTTCACGTCGGGTGGACAGGACATTCGCGGATCGACTTCGACAAGAAGAAGATCCGCAAAGTGATGCGCGCGCGCGGGCGTGACATCCAGAAAGAAGCGCGACGCCTCGTCGCGCGGCGCGCGCTGTCTCAGCCCGGCGAGTATCCCGGGCGCAACAGCGGCACGCTCTGGCGCAGCATCAAATCGAAGGTGAGCCGTTCCGGCTTCCTCGTGCGCATCGCGCCGCAGAAGACGCCCGAGATGGGCAAAGATTTCTATCCCGCGTTCCTCTGGTACGGCGTGCGTCGCACGGCCGGCGAAGAGGGAAGCGGGTGGCGCATTGAACCGCGCGAGAACTATATGACCGAGGCGCTCGACAAGCGCCGCGAGGTTTCGGAAAACGCAATCAAGGCTGCGCTGAAAGACGCGCTGATCCCGCGATGAATCTCGAAGCAGTGATCGAACATCTCCGTGCGCGGGCGCCGATATTCGCGCAGCGCGTCGCGGGCGCGGCGCAATTCAAGATTTTGCCGGAAGCCGCGAACCTGCCGGTTCCGGCCGCGTACGTCGTGCCGCTCGACGAAAACCCGGACCAGCAGCAGAGCAGCAACAGCTATCGGCAGACGGTCGAGGACTCGTTCGCTGTAATCGTCGTGCTGAGCAACACCGCGGACGAACGCGGCCAGGGCGCGATCACGAGCGTGCACGACATCCGCAAGATCCTCTTCCAGACGCTCGTCGGCTGGGAGCCGGGCGACGACTACGACCAGATCGAGTATGACGGCGGCGCGCTGCTGCAGATGGACCGCGCGCGGCTCTATTACCAGTTCGAGTTCAAGGCCGACTACGACATCTCGTATGAGGACACGTGGAAGTGGGTGCGCGACAACGAGTTGCCGACGCTCAACGGGCTGAACGTCAAGGTCGATGCGATCGACCCTGCTGACCCGAACCATCCGAAACAAGATTTTCCAGACGACCCGAACGCCTACGAAGGCGGCTCACCCGGGCCGGATGGCCGCGCCGAGGCCGGCGCAAACATCGACCTCCCGCAAACATAGGAGCAACCCATGCGTATCAAACCGGTATCCGGTCGGCAAGTGCCCGACCCGGAGAAGGGGGGCTATTTGCCCGAAGAAGGCCGAGAGGTCGAGCCGAACGTCTACTGGCTGCGCCGCATTGAAGATGGCGACGTGGCCGAAGTCGCCGCCGATGACGGCGAATCGCAACCCGTGAAGAAAGGGACCAAATAATGACCGTGCCATTTCAAAACATCCCGGCCAACAACCGAGTCCCGCTCTTCTATGCGGAAGTCGACAACAGCCAGGCGGGCTACTTCTCGCAGTCCTTGCGTACGCTGCTGATCGGCCAGAAGCTTTCGGCCGGAACCGGCGTGTCGAACGTGCCGCAGCTCGTCTCGCGCAGCGATCAGGCGAAGACCCTGTTCGGCGTCGGCTCGATGCTCGCGCGCATGCACGCGAAGTATCGCGAGGGCGATACTTCAGGCGAAGTCTGGTGTATCGCGGTGGATGATCCGGGCGCAGGTGTCGCCGCGACCGGCTCGTTCGCCATCACTGGCACCGCGACGGCCGCTGGTACGCTGAGCGCATACATCGGCGCCGATCGCGTGCAGATCGCTGTTGCTGCGGCCGATACCGCCGCGACGAGCGCGACCGCGCTGGCTGCGGCGATCAACGCGAATACCGATCTTCCTGTGACGGCCTCGGCGTCGACGGGCACCGTTACGGTGACCGCGCGGCACAAGGGCGCGCTCGGCAACGACCTGCTGCTGCAGATGAACATGCAGGGCGCGGCGGGCAACGAATCGACGCCGGCCGGCCTTTCGGTCGCTGTGACGGCAATGAATGGCGGCACGGCGACGCCGTCGCTGACGACCGCGATTGCCGCGATGGGCGATGACGAATACGACTTCATCATCCAGCCGTATGCGGACTCGACGACGCTCGACCTGTTCCGCACTGCGATGAACGACACGACGGGCCGCTGGGCGTGGAATCGCCAGATCTACGGCCACGTGTACTCTGCTCAGCGCGGCACGTTCTCGGCGCTGCAAGCCGCTGGCGTCGCTCGCAACGATCAGCACATGACGATTGCTACAGTATCGACGCTCGTTCCAAATCCCGTCTGGGAATACGCAGCGTCGTTCGGCGCGCGCAATGCCGTATTTATCGCGGCCGATCCGGCCCGGCCGACGCAGACCGGCGAACTGACCGGCATCACGGCGGCACCGGCGAGCAATCGCTTCATCCAGACGGAACGGCAAACTCTGCTCTCGTCGGGCATGGCGACGAGCTACGTGTCGGGCGGCGTCGTGCGCATCGAGCGCGCGATCACGACTTACCAGAAGAATCTCTGGGGGCAGGCCGATCCGTCGTATCTCGACAGCGAGACGATGCATCAACTCGCGGCGATCATCCGCCGTCTGCGCAGCGTAATCACGACGAAGTACCCGCGCCACAAGCTTGCCGACGACGGCACACGCTTCGGCGCCGGTGCTGCGATCGTCACGCCGAGCGTGATCCGTGGCGAGTTGGCGTCGGTGTATGCGCAGATGGAAGACGAAGGTCTGGTGGAAAACGCCAAGGCATTCGCTGACAACCTGATCGTCGAACGCAACGCCGACGACCCGAACCGGCTCGATGTGTTGTTCCCGCCGGATCTCGTCAATCAGCTGCGCGTGTTCGCTGTGCTCGCACAGTTCCGCCTGCAATATTAAGGAGTAGCACATGGGTAAGCGCGTAGCAGGTATGTGCTTCGTCAAGGTCGATGGTCAGCAACTCGAGGTGAAGGGCAGCCTCGAAGCGACCATCGGCGATGTTGTGCGCGAGACGGTGTCGAGCACGAAGGGCGCAGTCGGCTTCAAGGAGACGAACCGCGTGCCGTCCGTGAAGGTCACGGCGATCTTCATGCCGGACTTCCCGATCGACACGTTGATCAACGGCACTGACATGACGATCACGTCCGAATTCGCCAACGGCAAGGTGCACACGCTCTCGGGCGCGTACCTTGTCGGCGAGCCGACGGCAAAGGGCGAGGACGGCGAAGTCGACCTCGAATTCGAAGGTACGAAGGGAATCTGGCAATGATCGTGACACTCAGCAAGCCGATCTCGGCGCACGGCGAAGAAACGCAGAAGTTGGACCTGCGCGAGCCGACCGCGAAAGACGTGATGGAACTCGGCTATCCCTATCTCGTCGTGCAGAGCGACGACGGGCAGGGCGTCGAGCTCCGTCCGAAGGTCGTCGCGCGCTACGTCGTGCGGCTCGCGAAGATTCCGATGTCGTCCGTCGAACAACTGGCGATCGCGGATCTCTCCACGCTGCAGGCGCACGTGATGGGCTTCTTCGGTCAGGACGCGGCAACCGGAGGCGCGTAAGCGCGGCGCCGTGGAAGAAGACGAACTGGCTGCCGAGGCACTGGCTGCGCGCCAGACCGAAGCGTTCGAGCAGCGCGTCTTCGACCTGGCGTATTTCTGGAAGATCAGCCCCGCCGAGGTAATGGCGCTTTCGCTCACCGACTTCAATCGCTACGAGCGAAACGCGCTGCGCATCGCCGAACAACAGAGGCCCGACGATGGCTGATTCATTCCAACTGAAAGCGATTCTGAGCGCCGTCGACAAGATCTCGCCGACGCTCCAGAAAGTACGCACCGGCATCAATGCCACGCACAAGACGTTCCGCGATCTTGGCGGCGCAAGCCGCGGGCTGCTCGGCAGCGTCGGTTTGCCTGCCGCGATCAGCTTCGGCGCGGTCGGATTTGCCGCGCTACACGCGGCGCAGGGCGCGCTCGAATACGCGGGAGCGCTGCAGGACGCTTCGGACAAGACAGGCGTCGCGATTGGGCCGCTGCAGTCACTGCAAACTGTATTCGAAGCGAGCGGCGTGTCGAGCGAGGATTTCATCGAGTCCGTCACGAAGCTGAACAAGGGCCTCGCCGAGGCGGGTGCAGGCAAAGACGACAGTCTCCTTCATCTGCTCACGAAGCTGCGCATTCCGCTGCGCGACGCGCACGGTCAGATTCGCAGCGTCGAATCGGTGCTTCCGCAGTTGGCCGATGCGTTGGAAAAGAACGAGAACCCCGCGGTGCGCACGCGCATCGCGATGGAACTGTTCGGCAAGGCGGGCGCGAAGATGATCGCCACGCTGAAGGGCGGAGGCAAGGCGCTGATTGACGCGCAGAACGACGCGGTTCGACTAGGCGCCGTGCTTTCTGACAAAGCGACGGGCGCGCTCGACGATCTGGGCGACAGCTTCGGGCTGATCTCGCGGCAGATCAAGGTGCAAATCGCGGCCGCTTTCGCTGTCGCGGCACCTTCTGTGATGGCGGCCGTGAAAGCCGTCTCGGAATGGATCGGCGCGAACAAGGAACTGCTGCAGCAGAAGATCGGCGGCTACATCGAGCGGATCGCGAAAGCGTTTCAAGGCTGGGTCGAGTCGGGCGGGTTCGAAGCGCTCGGCACGGGCATTATCCGTGTGGTGGACGGCATCGATTCGTTCATCTCGGCGGTCGGCGGATTGCGCAATGTGCTGTATGGACTCGGCGCGATCATGCTGCTCGGACCGGTGTCGTCGGCTGTGCAGCTTGCTGCGGTTTTCCTGCGAATCGGCACCTACATCTTCCCATTTTTTGCGAAGGGCGTGCTGATTGCGGTGCGCGCGCTGTTCCTGCTGAGCCGCGCGTTCCTCACGAATCCGATCGGTATCGCTGTCGCCCTAATTGCTGGCGCTGCGTATCTGATCTATCGCAACTGGGAAACGGTGGGCCCGTTCTTCGCGGCGCTTTGGGATGGCGTGAAGGCAATCTTCACGGCCGGATTCGAGTTCGTGAAAGCGTACTTCCTGGACTTCACGCCTCTCGGCCTGATCATCAGCAACTGGGAGCCGATCGTTACGTACTTCTCGGGCCTCTGGGACCGCGTGAAAGGCTTCGTCGATCCGATTCTCAACGCGGGACGCACGGTGCTCGGTGCGATCGGCGGATTCTTCACCGGCCCGGCGCCGTCGCCCGCGCGCGCCGGCGCGCACGTGCTGCAGCAACCCCCCGCGCGCCACGCAACACCCGTGCCGCTGTCGCACGGTCCGCTCGCGGGTGCGCTGGCAGGTGCCGGCGGGCAGACGAAGCTGAACGGCGAACTCGTCGTGCGGTTTCAGGATGCGCCGCCGGGCACGCGCGTCGATCCGGGCAGCAGCAATCAGCCGGGCTTGTCGATCAACCCCGATGTGGGATACCGCAGTCAACTGGCGTTCTGATCTATGGCGTGGAAAGACAAACTGCAGCCGGCGACGTTCCGGGGCGTGCCGTTCGAGGTTGAATCCGACGACGGCAGCTTCGGGCGACGCACGCAGGTGCACGAGTATCCGCAGCGCGACAAGCCGTACGCGGAGGATCTCGGGCGCGCGACGCGCGAGTTGAATGTAACGGCGTTCCTCGTCGGCGCCGACTACCTTGACGCGCGCGATAAGCTGCTCGAAGCGCTTGAGACAGCCGGGCCGGGCACGCTCGTTCATCCGTGGTATGGCGAGCTGAAGGTATCGCTGAAGGAACCGGCGCGCGTCTCACACAGCATCGCGAACGGCGGCATGTGCACGGTGCAACTTTCGTTCGTCGAGGCGGGCGAATTGGCGTTCCCGAGCGCGGGCAATTCGCTCGGCGCGAAGTCGCTGGAAGCGGCCGACCGGTTGCAGGAGGCGGGGTCGTTCGACTACGTCGAGAAATTCGACGTGAACGGCAAGGCATCGTCGGTGTTCGACGACGGCGTGAAGACGTTCAATGACGCGCTCGATCTGATCGACAACGCCGAATCGACGGTGAAATCGATCATGTCGAATCCGCTGGATTTCCTGAAGCAGCGCGCGACGACGCTGATTCCTGATGCCGTGGCGATGGCCGACACGATCTTCGGCATGTACAAGCGCGGCGAGTCGGTCGTCGAGAGTGTTGCTTCGATGTTTGGCGGCGGCGGCGCGAGCGCGCGCAACGGCGACGTGGTGTCGGCGCTGACTAGCCTGAGCGCGACATTCGCGAATCGAGCCGCGACTGCGGATGCGGTTGCGAAGACGCCCGGCATCAGCCCGAGCCGTGCGCAGGCCGCGACGAACGCGGCGGCAATCAATCACCTGTTCGGCCAAGCGGCGCTCGTGCAGGCCGTCGGCATGACGACGACGATGGATCTGCCGATCTATGACGACGCGGTGAAGATCCGCGACGACGTGACGGCCGCGCTCGATAACGAGAGCCTGACCGTCTCGGACCCGGTCTACGTCGCGCTGCAGGACGCGCGCGCCGCGGTTCACGCCGATGTGACCGGGCGGCTCTCGCAAAGCGCACGGCTGAAGACGATTAGGCCGCGCTCAATCACGCCTGCGCTCGTGACGGCATACGACCAGTTCGAGGACGTCGCGCGCGAGGGGGAGATCGTCGACCTCAACAAGATTCGCCGGCCGGGCTTCGTCCCGGCTGAACCGATCAAGGTGCTTTCGGTATGACCGACGACAAGAACGCTGTGCGCCTGCTTGTGAACGGCAAGGAGTACGGCGGCTGGAAGTCGGTCGAGATCACGGCCGGCATCGAGCGGCAGGTGCGCGAGTTCGAATTGAGCGTCACCGACCGATGGCCAGGTCAGACGGACATCCCGCGGCGCATCCGGCCGGGCGACGAGTGCGAGGTATTCATCGGCCGCGATCGCGTGCTGACGGGATACGTCGACGCGACGCCGATCCGATACGACGGCCAGAGCCTCACAGTCGGCGTGAAGGGGCGCAGCAAAACGGCCGATCTCGTCGATTGCTCGGCGGTCAACAAGCCGGGCAGTTGGGCGGGCGCAAAGGTCGAGCGAATCGCGGCGGATCTCGCGGGCGTGTACGGCATCAAGGTCGTCACGCAGATGGACACGGGCGCTGCGCTCGCGCACGCGATCGACCAGGGTGAGAGCGTGTTCGAGTCCATCGACCGAATGCTGAAGCTGCGGCAGTTGCTCGCGACCGACGACGCGCTCGGACAACTCGTCTTCATCGACGTCGGCACGGCCGGTACGGCAAAAACTGCGCTGAAGCTCGGCGAGAACATCCTCTCCGCCGATGCGCCGCTCGATTACAAGGACGTCTATACCGAGTACATCTGCAAGGGGCAACGCTCCGGCACGGATGACGACTTCGGCGAGACTGTCGCGAGCGAGTTCGCGGACCTGACGGACACGAGCGTGTTGAAGCGGCACCGCGTGCTGGTCAAGAAATCGAGCGGGCAGACGGATGGCGGCACCGCCGCGCAGCGCGTTCGATACGAGCAGGCGCATCGTAAGGCGAAAGCCCTGGAAACGACGTACACGGTGGCTGGATGGCGGCAGGCGGACGGATCGCTGTGGCTGCACAACCAATTCGTACGGGTTGTCGATCCAGTGATCGGTTTCGACGACGAGTTCGTCATCGCGGAGGTGACGTATTCGCTCAGCGATCAGGGCATGCTCTGTCGCCTGCAGGTCGGGCCGAAGGATGGCTACGTCAACAGCCCGGCGAAGAAGGCCGGCAAGAAGAAGGGCGCCGGCGAGGGTGGCGATTGGAAGGATGTTGTGCCGGCCGACAGCAAGGCGCCCAAGGTCAACAATGCAGCCGTGAAGTCGAAGAACGGCTGGTCGGACGTGAAACGCTAATGGATGCTCGTGCAATCTCGAAGCTGACAGCCCCGTTCGCGAGGCGAATTCAGAACATGCTCGCGCGCGGCACGGTCGCGCTTGCGAATGCTTCGACGAAGATGCAATCGCTGCAGTTGAACCTGCTCGCCGACGAGACGGCCGACAACGTCGAGCACTTCGAGCCATACGGCTTCACGAGTCGGCCGCGCGCCGGCGCGGAGGCGCTTGCCGTGTTCCTCGACGGTGACCGTTCGCATGGCATCACCGTCGTAGTCGCCGATCGGCGCTACAGGCTGTCAGGGGTGGAAGAAGGCGACGTCGCACTGCATGACGACAAAGGACAGTCGATCGTGCTCGGCGCCGATGGCATCACCATCACAGGCAACGTGAAGGTGGTCGGATCGATCGAGGCGACTGAAGGCTTCTCCAGCGGAGCGAATGGCGCGACGATCAACGGAGACGTCCATATCACCGGCGGCGACATGTTCGTCAATGGGAAGTCCTTCCTGAACCACAAGAACGGCGGGCTGTCTCTGGACTGATCGTCGAACGATTGAGAGTCGGCCGCCTCCGGGCGGCTTTTTTTTGGGGCGCTCATGCCTAGTTACGCGCAGGACGTGCCGCTCTTCATCGACGGCGTCGAATCTTCGCTGCTCGCCGAGACGAACCCGCTCGTGCGCGCGGTGATCATGTCGCTATTCACGTGGCGCCGCGCGGAGCCCGACGACCCGATCGACGACACAAAGTGGGGCTGGTGGGGCGACAACGTCTCGGACGTCGAGAACGACCAGATTGGATCGCGCCTCTGGCTGCTCGCGCGCGAGAAGCTGACGCAAAGCACGCTCAACCGAGCCGAGCAATACGCGAAGGAAGCGCTCGCCCACCTGATCGACGACGGCGTCGCGACGCGCGTCTCGGTGGCGGCCGAGCGCATCAGCATCGACGGTCTGGGTTTGACCGTCACGGTTTATCGAGTGGACGCCGCGCCGACGACGCTGCGGTTCTCTAACGTCTGGAGCCTGATCAACAATGTTTAACCGCCCGGCGCTCACCGATATTGTCGCGCGCACGCGCGGCGACCTGCTCACGCGACTGTCGCAGGATGAACTGCTTCGCCGCGCGGACGCAGAAGTGAACACGCGCGTGCTGGCGGGCGCGTCGCACGAGATCCACGGCTACCTTGACTGGATCTCGCTGCAGATCATCTATGACACCGCCGACGATGATCTTCTCGTGCGCTGGGCGTCAATCTGGAAGGTCGAGCGCAAGGCTGCACAGTTTGCGAGCGGCAATGTGCTGGTTACCGGCGCGGCTGGCGCGATCATTGAGGCCGGTGAGGTCCTCAAGCGGGCCGACGGCGCATTGTTCGA